GTAGAGGTATTACCTAAGTTTGATCCAAAGGCGGAACAGCCAGCAGACACAGTATTAGTAAGAATGACCAGAGCAAACTTTAGATATGATATTATGGGTCATACATTCACAAAAGATCATCCTTTTGTAGCAATGAATAAAGACAAGGCTCAAGAAATTTTTGATAAGGAGGAGGGCTTTAGATTAGCAACTCCAAAGGAAGTCCAGGAGTACTACAACTAATCTAGGCCTATAAAATGGCAGAGATATTAATTAACAGTCAGTCACCAATAACACACAAGGTATTTTGGAATGGTGATGTAGCAAATGCAGACAACCTTCCAACAGTTGGTCTATATGACGTTACGTTAGATCCTACAGCCAGCCCTTATATTAGTCCTACACAATTACTTACAACCCTTACATCATCTTTAGATGAAAACAATCCTGGGACATATACTACAAATGTTCCATATCAGTATACAAACAAGAACAGAACGCTAAGACTTGTTTGGAATTATACTGTAAATGGAACAGCGGTTTCAAAAGCAGATGAAGTTTATGTAGTAACTCCGTATGTAGATTTTAATCATGCTCAGGATATAGGCTTTAGCACAGATCCTTCAGATCCAAATTATAAGTCTTATAAAGAATTATTGATGGCAGAAAAATATGCACGTAAAGCTATAGAGCAACATACTGGACAAAATTTTTATCTATACGACGACGTTTTTGTTGTTTATGGATATGATTCAGATGTTCTTCCGCTTCCTTCAAAAATTGCTGAAGTTTATTATTTATACGCCAGAGACATTCTTTTAATAGATGCAATCGAAGGAATAGACAATTGGAATTATCCACTAGATATTTCTGAAACAGGCTATGGAATTAGAGTTAATCGTGCTGATATGCTAGATAATACCGTGTATACAGCAAACGGAATGGTTCCTCCAAGTATAAATGACTATGGACGTGGAGCTTTTCAGTCTGGAGTACCTTACAGAGTTGAAGGTAGATTTGGTTGGGATAAAGTTCCAGATGATGTAGAACTAGCAGCTATAGAATTAATGAAAGATTACTTTAATAAAGATACTGTATGGAGAAATAAGTATATAAAGAAAATCTCTACATTCGACTGGGACTTTGAATATACTGGAGAAGCGTATACTGGTACAGGAAATGCATATGCAGATAAATTGCTAGCGGATTATGTACTTACAGCAAAGGTAGAGCTTATATAATGAACGATTTGATAGACTCAGTTCTGTCTATGTATCTAGATGTTTATAAACAAACTGAAGTCCAAGATCCAGATACTGGTGCTATTATTCGTGAGTGGTCATATTATAAAACTGTGGCATGCCATGCAAAAGGTGTTATTAGTAACTCTGCGACAACCAGATCTAGCGATAAGCAAATCTTTTCAAATAAATATTTAAATGATCAAATTATTCAAGTTAGAACTTCTGAAAGACTAACCCCTAGGGAAAAAGTAACAAACATAAGAGATAGCAGCGACAATGTTATTTGGCATGAAATTAACTTTCCAACCGAAACCCCAACAGTATTTGAGGTTATGGGAACAACTCCAGTTACTGATCCGTTTGGTCGTGTGATAGCATATAACTCATCTATGAAGAGATCGGAGAATCAGCAAATTGGACAATAGCAATCTTTTAGTTCAAGCATCCAGTGGTCTAGAAAGACTAATGGGTGGATCTGGTCCAGGCGGAACTTTAAAAGATAGTACTGTAGCGCAAGTATCCGCATACATATATTATCAGGCTAACGTAATAGCAAAGCTAACATCTAGCAAGCAATTCCAAAATGCTTTTACAAAAACAATATTTGATCAAATAAATGACGACTTTGGAAATTACGTAGACGCACTTGCAAGAACAAGACCAAAGTCTCTTCATCATGTTTATGAGTGGAAAAAAGTTGGTAACCCTACTGCAAGACTATTTAAGATAAACAAGATTTCAGAGCAAGGTCTTTCTTTTAGAGTTAATTATGAATTTAAACCTTCAAGATCTATGGTTCCAACTGGCAGGGGTAGAAGAAGACATATGTTTATAAACAAGGCGTCAGTTATGGAAGATGGACTACCTTTGGTTATTAGGCCAAAAAATTCTGAAAGACTAGTTTTTGAATATAATGGAGAAACAGTATTCATGCCTAAAGGCGCAGCGGTTACAGTAAAAAAACCTGGAGGATCGGCAGCAAGAAATCAATTTGCGCTTGCTTACTCCAGATTTTTCAGTGGTCAGCTAGTAAACACATCTATTAAAAATTCTGGATTTCAATCATTGTTTAATTCAAGATTAACTAAGGCCATGAAACTACCTTCTAACATTAAAAAGGTTCAATATAAATTTTCTCCTAATATTGTTAGGTCTCAGGCAGACTCAGCATTAGCCCTAGCATTTGGAGGTGCTCTATGACAGCTAATTATAAGTTAGACGCAATGTTCGAGCTTAGAAAATATTTATGGGATCAATTGGCCTCAAGAAACATATTCGATGAAAATGACTATTGGAGCGATAACCTAAATGAAAATATAGTTCCAATTATTCCAGTGCAGCAATCTGCAGAAATGAACCAGTTCTTAAGCGGCAAAAAGCATATCGTATATGACAAGGTAGGAATGTCATATGAAGATAACTGGCTTATATGCTGTGAGCAGATAATGCTTACGCTATATTCAACATCTATATCTGATATCAATGAGATTAGAAACTATCTGACTGATGAATTTAGAAGAATGGACGAGTCTGCTAGAGATATCAATAAGTGGTCTGGTTTATCTGACAAGTTTAAATTTCACACCATATGGGTGGCCGATATCTCCCCAACTGCTCCATCAGAGGAGCTACAGGGGTTCTTTGCCGCAGAGGTCATTCTAGAAATTAAATATTCCAGAATAACAGACTCTCAAGGCAGATTCTTGTAGGGGTTTGCCTTTTTACTCTTAATAGACTAAAATTGTACCAAGAGGGAAGAGGCCTAGCCAGCCAGATTTTTAGATTTACAATTTAATAACCAAAGAATTCCAGGAGGTGGAAACACAATATGGCACAAAACGCAGGTAATGCTAAAAACATTCTCGTAGGTGCATCCCCATTGTTTATTTCGAATATCGATTCAACATCAGCAGGATACGCAGCATACGAGAACTCAGAGCCAGGAACAACAAACGCAGGAGCATTTGCAACAGGAGTATCCTATACAAAGACTCTTAACGATGTTGACTCTGGTACTTTCTATTACAGAAACGTAGGTTTTACCAACAACGGTTTGCAGATTACATACAATCCAACATTCGATTCAGTAACTGTCGACCAGCTTCTTGATACAGCAAAGCTGTTCAAGTCAGCGATGGAAGTTATGATCGCAACTGAAATGTCAGAAGGTACACTAGAGAACGTTCTAGTTGTATTCGGACAACCAGACGATCCAACTAATAACTCTGCAATTACACAAAATAATACATTTATTACATCAGGTACAGGAACTACAAAGAAGGATACTCTAGGTCTAGCAGCTGGAGCTCTTGGTATCGCACCAACAGAGCGTCAGCTAGTTGCAGTTGGTCAAGCACCAACAGCAGCAGGATCACAGACAGAGCGTGTATATTATGCACGTCGTGTTCTCTCTGTTCAACAGTCACAGTTTACTTTGGCTCGTTCAGCCCCAACCACATTCCCAGTAACATTCCGTCTTCTTCCAACCGCTATGAGCGGCTACGAAGGACAAGAATACGGTAAGATTATTGACCGTGTATTGGTAGCGTAATTAAGTAATTAATTCCATAAGGCCCCTGAGAAATCAGGGGCTTTCTGGTTGTATTAGTATATTATTTTTAGTATAATGATTGAGAGTAGATCCTAGGAGGATTAAATTGGCAACAACAGTATATGATGTAGAAGAAATTCAACTACAGAACGGGCAGACAGCAAAGCTAAAGCCACTATCAATTAAAGAACTACGTAAGTTCATGACAGCAATACAGAAGACAAGCGAATCTCAAACAGAAGATGAGACACTTAACATCTTGATAGACGCATGTGCAATTGCATTAGAAAAGCAGCTACCAGATTTAGTAGCAGACAGAGACGCATTTGAAGATGCTCTAGATGTTCCAACAATGAACCGCATTCTTGAAGTTTGCGGAGGAATCAAGCTTGACGACCCAAACCTACTAGCGGCAGCGGTTCTGGCTGGTCAGAACTAGACTTAGCCGCTTTAGAAGGAGAACTTTTTCTTTTAGGACATTGGAAAAATTACGATGAACTTGAAGAAAATTTATCAATGCCAGAACTTATAAATACTTTCCAGGCTTTGAAGAAAAAGGAACACGATGCAAAAAAGTTCCAAGCATCTTTAAAGGGGGTAGATATAGGTGAATACGAAGAAGATAAAAAGGAGGCTTCTAGTTTTGAAGACATACAGTTGAGAGCAGCAGGAATAAATGCTACTAGCAACGATGTTGTATCACTACAAGGAAGATTCGCAGCTCAAGCTGGATTCGGAATTGGAGAAGGACTAGGATACTCTAAGGAGTAAATTGAGATAAATGGCTGACGAAACAATCAGTACCCGCATAGTCGCTAATGCCGACTTCTCAGCCCTTATTGCCGATGTGCATAGGGTTACTGCCAGCCTATCTAAATTACAAGAGCAATTAGCTAACTCTAACAAGATGTTGGCAAACCAAATTGCTGTAATGAATAGGTCTTTTTCTGACACCCTAAGAAGTACAGGCCAGTTCTCAACACACTTTGTAAGCCTACAATCAGATGTAGAAAAATTTGGTAAAAATCTTGACGGTGGAAAACTAAAGCTAAATCAATACTTTAATACATTTAGAGATCACGCAAGAACATCTGGCGGACTCATAAGAGACCTTGCTAAGCAGCAAGTAGCATTACAAAATTCAGTACTACAACCACTAGGCAGAAACGCTCAGGGACTAATGCAGTTCAATGTGCATGTTCCAAGAGGTCTCGATGAAGTAAAGAATAAGACTGCAATTGCAAGACAAGAATTGCAGATTATGAATAAGGTTATCCAGGATGGTGCTGGACAACTTATTAACTGGGGTAAAAATACTCAGTGGGCTGGTCGTCAGCTAACAGTAGGATTAACTGTTCCGCTTATGGCATTTGGTAAAGCAGCAGCAGATGCATTTAGAGCAGCAGACGAAGAACTAGTCCGTCTAACAAAGGTATATGGAGATGTTGCTGGAACATCGGCACAAGAACTTGGTAAGGTTAGATCAGAAGTTACTCAAACTGCTAAAGAGATTTCAGCAGCAATGGGTGTTAGTTTTAAGGAAACAATTGGTCTAGCTGCGGATATTGCGGCAACAGGAAAAACTGGAGACGAGCTTCTAGGGTCTATTAAGGAAACAACAAGACTTGCAGTTCTTGGTGAAGTAGATCGACAAGAAGCAATGAAGGCAACTCTAGCAATTCAATCAGCGTTTAAACAAAATACAGATGAGCTTTCTCAATCAATTAACTTCCTTAACGCAGTTGAAAACCAAACATCAACAACTCTTAATGACTTAGTAGAAGCTATTCCAAAAGCTGGTCCAGTAATTCAAGGATTGGGTGGAAGCGTACAAGACTTAGCTCTCTATCTAACTGCTATGCGTGAAGGTGGTATTAATGCATCAGAAGGAGCAAACGCTCTAAAATCAGCACTTGCATCTTTGATTAACCCAACAGATGTTGCTGTAGATAAATTTAAAGCACTTGGCATAGACCTTTTAGGTATTGTAAATAATAACGCTGGAAACCTTACAGGTACATTAATGGCTCTTCAAGCATCACTAGATGCTCTAGATCCTCTAAAGAAGCAACAGGCAATCGAGCAGCTATTTGGTAAATTCCAGTTCTCAAGACTAAATGCTTTGTTTGAGAATCTTGGAAGACAAGGAAGCCAGACACTACAGGTGCTTGATCTTATGAAGGCTTCATCAGAAGATTTAGCTGCAGTAGCTGGTCGAGAATTAACGGCTGTTACAGAATCTGCTTCAGGTAAATATCGTAGAGCGCTAGAAAGTTTGAAGGCATCTCTGATGGGTGTTGGAGAACAGTTCCTGACTATTAATACGTCTCTTATTCAAATAATTGACAAGGTAGTGCAATTTGCAAGTAATCTTCCTGGCCCAATTAAACAAGTTTTAGGATTGCTAGGCGGAATCACAGCAATTGCTGGTCCTCTAATTATGATCACTGGTGTACTCGCTAACTTCTTTGGATACATAATGAAGGGTGTCTTCCACATGAAGGCATTCTTTAAGGGTGGAGAAGGATGGAAATATCTAACTCCAGAAATGTTGGCAGCTGAAAAAGCTGGAAGATTAGTTGAGCAATCATTTTATAGCGATGCAAAAGCAGCAGCAGTATTAAAGCAAGCATTGGGAAACTTAATTGATGAGTTTTCAGTATTAGAAGCAAAAGCAAAATCAGGAGCACTTAGTGTAAATCCAGCAGTATCAACCATGGCTGGAAACTTAGTTATGGCCGCAGGCGGCGGAAGAGTTGTAAATCCACAACATCCGTTAGCGGGTCCAATGGGAACAAGAGCAAGCTCACACATGGTTCCACGATCTGGAATGACAGAGCAAGAAAGACTTGCACAAACTATGTTTGGAATGGTTCCAGGATCTGGAATGGTAAACCAGAAGATTGGACAAAACCCTCAGATATACATGAACGATGCTTTGCCAAATGTTCCTGGATTAACAACCGTTGGCGGAGTTTCAACTGGAATAGTTTCAGGAGAAGCGGCAAGATGGCATGCTATGATGGCAACGCTTGGAATGCAATCTAAGGCAGAGATCGAGGCATTAAAGAAGCAGATAGTTGCCACTGGCACAGTAAGTAAAGAATTCATGATGCAGTTTGACGATATTCTTCCAGTT